GAAGCCATTACAATAATCCCTCTATATCTTCTCTAAATACTTTTGCAGTTGTAAATTGTCTTTGTCCATCTTCATCTTCAACATCAAATGCTCCTTGTGAATTTGGGTCATCACCAATAAACGCATAACCAGTCGCTCGAAGACCACCAGCATCCTTTCCTAATTTAAGTCCAGGTAAATCAGCACCACCTTTAAGTATTGGTTTAATAGCCTGTTTTATACTACCTTCAAGTTGGTCTACTATTCCACCTATTCCTGGAATAGGAGCTCCAATTTTTTTTAATGATTTTAACAATGGTGCTTTATCTCCCATTAAAGTTTCAGCCTTCATATCAACAGGTTGAGATGGTGTATTTAAATCTTCTAAAATAATTGGTGCTTTTAATTGTGTTATTGTAAATTCACATTGTGTTAAAAAATTAACAATAGCTTCTTTTACATATTCAGCTTCTCTTTCAATCGCAGAGTTAGGTGATGTATCAGGTGTTTCCATTCCACTTTCTTCTGCAGCTTTTGTTTTAGCATCAATTAAATCTTGTTTTAATCCCATAATTATTTTCCGTATTTTTGTTTTTGTTTTTGTTCAGCTTTATCTAACACTTCTCTATAATCTTTATTCAAGAATTGTGACATTGGGTCACTTGATGGAACTTGTTGTGGTGTATCATTCATCATATCACCATATTGTCTACCAACTAATTCATTCATTCTATCAGAAGTAAACTCACTACCACCCAATGTTTTCCACTCACCATCTTGAGCTGTTTCATTCAATACATCATTTAAAACTTTATTAGATGTAAAACTACTATTCTGTGTTCTCTTTTTTGGTGTCATTGGTTTAGTTGATTGTGTTGGTTTTTTTAATTCAGTTATTACTTCGTGAATTGCCATAGCCACTTCTTCTCTAACGATTTGTCTTATTGTTTTTTTCTTTTTCATATTATACCTCTTATTTATTCATCTAAAAAATATTTATTACTTAGTATTTTATCAATAGCTGTTGAAACAGATTGTTCACTTGGTAATGGTAAACTTGGTGTGCCAGCTGCATTAAGCATAGTTGGAACTTTTATTTCTTTAAATAATCCTAATATATCTTTTAAAACTTGTTGTAATTTTTTACCCATAACCATTCTATCAAACTCTTCTGTTCTATCTTCCCCATCTCTTAAAGGATTACCCAAAAATACATTTTCTGATTCTATAATAAAATTTTCATTAGTTGATATTGTTAAATGTCTTTTAGTTCCAACATGAATGTCTTTGTTTGAAGATAAATATATATCATCTAATTTTGAATTTAAAGTAATTCTTTCTGAACTAATTAATACTTGATTTTGTTCTGCGTCTTTACCATAATCATAAATTATTTCTTTTGCATCTTCAACACCATTTACCCCTTTAATTAAATCACCCATTAGTCTAGTAGGCGGTGTTTCATTGTCTCTTTGAGATACATAATCAGAAGCTAATATAAAACCATCAACAATTTCAAGTTCTCTTTTTTCTAAATCTGCTTCATTCAAATTTCCATTTGGATCAATCACATCAGCTGTTGCTGATATTGGTAAAATTTCTTTGGCATATCCACCAAAATGTTGATTTAAACTTCCCCTATTAATAATACTAATTAATGTCCCATCAGTAAAACCCTCTTTAAAAAATGTTTCTTGTCTTCCATTTGAAATCGTAATATATGGATTTTTAGCTCTACTACCTATTCGTAAACTATTACCATGTCTACCTTCAAGCATCATATCACCATGAGTTTCATTATAAGTTATACCACCATCTAATTTTTCATTCCATTCTTTAATCATTCTATTGTGACTTGCTTTTTGGAAATTTAAAGATTCACCTCTCGCTAATACTGAATTTGATTCTACTCCATCAGCAGTGAGATTAGTTTCAGGTTCTCTTAAATTATCATCATTAAAATTTGGATTATTATCTGTATTTAATGGTCCTAAATAATATTGTCTACTACCTATTGTACAAAGTAAAACAGGATCTCCTTTCGCAGGAACCTCAAACATACCCCTCATTAAAGGAAAATATCTATCATTATTATTAAGATTTGCTTTTCTTTTTTTTTGTTTATTTCTAATATGGGGTATTGCTAATATTGAATTCACATTACTTTGGTCATTATATGAATTTAGTGTATTGTTACTTGTAATTGAATCTACACACACTCCAGGTACAAATTGTAAATAAAATGGTGTAAATTTACCCTTTCCAAATGATGTTTTTATTTTTGCTTCTTTTGATGTTGTAAATATTGAAGCCATTTAGCCCTCCGTAATGTTTGGATTTATAGTTTTATTTTTTATACCCTCAAGTCTACTTTGTTCGTTTTCTAAATCTTGAACAGTATCTTGAAGTGTAGCCATTAATTCTTCTTTTTCTGATTCTGATAATAACATACTTTCTTCATTAGTACCACTTGATTTAGACATAATTCTCTGTAATACACCAGCTAATTTAACAAGGTGTTCATCATTTTTAACTGCAGTATCCATATATTCTTTTATGATAGGTGCTACCATAACTACATCATCTATAGTTTGAATGAATCCGTGTATTTCTGATATTAACAAATCGATTTGAGTTTTACGCTTTGTAGTGTTTTCGTAAATATCTTTTGTTAAATCTTGAAAGGTTTTACCCTCAAATATTTCATTTTTGTCTGACATACAATCTCCTTTGAATGTATTTATTCATATATAAATATTAAATTTGTAAGAAATTGTTTAAAATAAAAAACCCACTATCAAAGTAGTGGGTTTTTTTTGTGTGTATAATGATATTTTTAAAAGAAAGAACCTGAATTGTCTATCATAATTGTGCCATGTGTATGATATTTATTAATTAATTTTTTATAATGTCTTTTTAAAACATTAACAACTGATGTTATATGTGCAGTTTCCACATTTGTCATTTCTCTTATTAAGATATATAAAGCTTTTTTGTTAAAGTTTTCTATTTCATCTTTATGTTTAATTAAGTCAATAATAGCATATCCTATTTTTAAATCTCTTTCTTTTTTAAAAATACTATTTAAATTTGAATCAAAATAATCTACCATTTCAGATGTGAATGATTCAAAATCATTGTCAATAGAATTCATATTTTTTTCTTTATCTAAAACTTCTATACCATTATGACTTTTTAATTTTTTATAATTGTTGTTATTATGTAAAATTAAATAATTTTTCGCTACGACAGAAAAATAACTAAATGCCTTTGAACCTTTTGTATGGTCGTATTTATGAATATTCATTACCATAAATGCTACAACTTCATGTTTTATATCATTAAAACCATAATCAAAATAAGTAAACTTAAATGTATTAATAATATTTTCAGCTAACTTATCAAACGCTTTATGTATCTCTTCACCATATATTTTATTTCGTTCAGCTTGTTCTTTAATACTATCCAAATCATTATATTTTATTATAGCATTTTGAACCTCTTGTCCGAAATAAACTTTTCGTTTTTTCTTTTTAACTATTTTTTTTATTTCTTCTTCTATCTTATTAGTTTTCTTTTTTGGCATCTTCTGTCTCCTGTTCTTCAAATATCCCATCAAGAGATAATTGAATTTGTTTTAATTGTTCAAAGAAAAAACCAGTCTCATCATCTGATTCATAATGACCTCTTGAATCTACAAGTTTCATTTTGTCTGTTGAGAATTTTATTACTTGTTGAATCTGTAAAATAAATTCTTCATATTGTGTTATTCTTTTTAAAGAATAATATAGTAATGTAGATGAAACTACACTAACTAAAAATAATAATATTGTTAATAACCACCACATAATAATCTCCTAAGCAAATAACTCATCAAACTTTTGTTTGAGGTTATCTACTTTTTTTTGTTCATCTTTTGTTTTTGGAACTTTTGTGTTTATCGGTTCATCTGATACATCACCTCTTTTCCACTGGTCATATTCAATATGAGTAGCCATCATATCAGCTTGATGAAGTATATAACACATATTAGTTCTTAACTTATAATCTGGATTATATCCCTTTAAATAAGCTGTATTAGCATCATCATATAAACCATCTGTAAGTTTAATACCAATGTATTCTTTATCAGAAACCTTAACACCATAATGTTGAAGTAACCACAATCCTCTATCAGGTACTTTCATATATTGAAGTTGTGGATTATGTTTATAAATCTCACCACGATTCTTTCTATGCCATTCTGAATCTTGTGGAACATAGTAGTCGTGTTCTAAATCTCCAACCTTACCCAAGTCGTGATGCATCGCTGCAAATACCAACTCTTCGTCTGTAAAGTTAATCATAGCTCCATTCTTTTCCCATACTTGTTTTAATTCTAATGAATGGTTGATAATGTGAAGAATATGTTCAACATATCCACCTGGCATCGCATTATGAAAATCTGCTTTAGCACTTGCTGGTGCAAACATCATTCTATCTTTAAAGTCATCATACATTTTTATAAGATTTTCTTTTCTATCACCACTAATGTGTTTGTTAATAATATCCATTAATGTTTCCCAATTCATTTGTATTTGTTCTGCTGTTAGTTTTTTCATTTTATTTCATACCTATTTTTTGTAAATTTAATTGTTGGTTCTTGTCTTAATCTATTTCTATAAGATGTGAAAGATATTCTCACACCCCAATTTAAATAATCTAAAATGTCTTCTTTAGAAACAGATTTTTTCTTGTGAATAAAATCTAATATTCTTTTATAAGAATCTGTTTCACCTATCATTGGTAAGTTGTCTATTGTTTCATTTAACATATCATTAAATTGATTGATGGCTGATTCCCATTTACCTTGTTCAAATCTATTCAATGATTTATCACTCCAATGTTTCCTATCATCTTCATTGTCTAAAATAGTATGTATCGTCTGAATAAAATTGCTCTCACCATCATAATATATTCCAGCGTCACCAGCTAACTCGTGATAATAATCATCATCAGAAAACATATAAGGAACACCTACACTCATACCATCAGTTGCTGATATAGCCCACCCACCATATTTCTGTTTAGCACATATTCCAAGATAACAACTTGATAGTTTAGAAAAATATCCAAACCTATCATACTTATCATTTGTCATATATTCTCTCTCACTTGTATCTGCTAGTGGCACCCACAACTCAAAGTCTTGTCTATCTTCCCAAAGTCTATCCATTTGTTTTAGAACCCACGGCCAGTTTTTATAAGTGTGTGGTCTATGGTTGTATACAATTATTTTTTTATCCGATGATTGTTTATTATACTTTGGAATTTCCCATCCTAAATATTGGGGAACAATTATCTCATCTAATCGTATAAGTGATTCTTTATTTAAACTTTTCTTCGCATTCTTTAGTATAAGGTTCTTTTGCCCCTGCGTATTGATACCACATCTTTCCATTTCCAATAGTCCAAGAAAGTTAACATCCATCATAGTCATTTCATAGTTTGTTATTTCTGGAAACTCTGTCCAATGAGTATAACCAATGAATGAAGGATTAATGTTCGTATTATTGTATAAAAGATTTTTTAATTGTAAAGCATGTTCTGGTAAATGAGTATAAACAATATCATAATGTTTTTTCTTCCAATCTATTTCTCTTATGATTGTTTTAAAATCAAAATGAGTTCTCATAGCATTTGGATAAGATGGAAGA